CGGCGCGAAACAAGAGGCCGTGATTCCTGCATACGGGGCGCACGGCGAAACATTCATTCAGATGGCCTGGAGTTAGTCATGAACCCGTGCGCGATGCTTCCCCCCGGCTTTGTGGCGCTTGTTCTTACGCTCGGGTTCGCCGGCATCGTCGCCCTGATGGTCGCGATCGTGGCCATTCGTGACCGCTCCGACTTTGACCGCGAGAATCAGAAACTGCGCGCCGAGAATGACACGCTGCGCGCGCGTTGTTCCGGCATCGAAACGAAAGGCGCCTGACATGTGCAAGACTCCCAAGGCGCCGAAAGCGACGCCGAGCGTGATCGACACGAAACAGGCCGTCCAGGACGAGCAGAATCTGCGCCGGCGCCGTCGCGGGTTCCTGTCGACGTATCGTAACGGCGCGGGTGGCGACACATCCTCGGCCCCGGCAGCGGTTAAGGCGCTGACTGGCGAATGAGTGATGCCAAGACGGTCCTGACCAAGTTCGAGAACATGCGCGAAGACCGAGCCGGTCACGAACAGACCTGGCACCGCGTGGCCAGCCTGTTGCTGCCTCTGCGCAAGAATTTCAGCGGCCAGTCCGGCAGCAAGGGCGAGCGGCGTCATACCAAGATTTACGACTCGTCGGGCCTCGTCGCGGTGTCGAACTTCAAGGCTGGCCTGTATGGCACGGTCACGAACCCGGCGACGCAATGGTTCGAGATCGGGATCCTCGGCGCCGACGAAAACGAATATACGTTCGGCGCGGGCCGGAACTGGCTGGACGAGGTCACGCGCCGGCTGCGCATTTCGTTCTCGCCGGCCATGTCGGCCTTCTATGGCCAGGCGCCGGCGATCTATGCCGACATCGGTGTGCTCGGTAATGGCATCATGTTCAGCCGCGAACTGGTCGGGCAGCAGAAGTTCCAGGACAAGACCATCTCGCTCGAGGATGCGTATTTCAGCGAGAACGATGCGGGCGAGGTCGACGAGCTCTGCCGCCTGATGTGCCCGACGGCGAAACAGGCGATCGGCGAATTCGGGCGTGACGCGGTCTCGAGCAAGGTGACCGCGGCGGTCGACAAGAACAGTATGGAAAAGTTCGATTTCGTGCACTGGGTCGGGCCTAATCCCGACTATGTGCCGGGCGCGACGATCGGGGCGAAGTCGTTTGCCTTCCTGTCGCTCTATGTCGAGAAGGGCGAGAAGCGCGTCGTCAAACAGGAATTCTTCCATTCCTTCCCGTTCCAGGTCCCGCGCTGGGACGTGGCGAGCGGCGAGACCTATGGGCGCGGGATTGGCGAAATGGCCATTGCCGACGTGGCATCGGGCCAGGCCATGCGCCGCACGAACCTGACGGCCGGCGAGCGCGCCGCGAACCCGACCCTGCTGGCGACCGACGAGCAAAGCATGCGCCAGGCCGTGCGGGCGGTACCGGGCTCGACGATTTACGGCGGCATGGGACTCGATGGGAAACGCCGGGTCGAGGTCCTGTATGAAGGCAAGAACCTGTCGATCAGCCTCGAAATGGAAAACCAGATCAGGGACTCGGTGAAAGACGCGTTCCTGTTCTCGCTGATGCAGATTCAGGGCTCGGCGGACATGACGGCAACCGAGTTTCTCGGGCGGCAACAGGAACGCTGGCGCCTGCTTGGCCCGCACCTCGGCCGGATCGAAAGCGAATTCCTGACCCCGCTCATTCGCCGGCGGTTCATGCTGCTGATGAATGCCGACCAGATACCGCAGCCGCCGGAAGAAATCGCCGGCAGGCCGTTGCAGGTCCGCTATATCGGCCAGGCCGCCAAGCTGCAGCGCGTCGCCGAGGCCGAGTCGGCCATGATGACGGCGAACGGGCTGATGAGCGTGGCGCAGGCAAAGCCCGAAGTCATGGACCGGCTCGACCCGGACCGGTTCGCCGAGGCGCTCGACCGTGGCTATGGCTCGAACATCATATTCAGCCGCGAGGAAGCGGCCGTGATTGCCGAGGCGCGATCGCAACAACAGCAGCAACAAGCCATGCTCGAGGCCGCCCCGGACCTTGCGCGTGCCGGAAAGGATGCTGCCCAGGCGCAGCAGATCGCAAATGAAGCTCCCGCCCCGGCTTGAAGAATTCATCGGCTGGCTGCGCGCGGTCTGGCCCGGCAGCGAGTCGCGGCTGGTCCGGGCCTATCGCCAGGCATTCCTCGACCAGCCGGACGTCATCCGCGACCTGGCCGAGTTCACCAAAGTCAACGCGAACGTGTCGAGCGCCGAGCTCGAGCGTGTTGAAGGCCGCCGGGAAGTGTACCGGCACATCGTTTCGATGATGCGCATGGATCCGCGCGACGTCGAAGACATCATCGAAAGACTTGAAGGAGACTAGACCTTGTCGACAGAAACAGACACGAACCCTCCGGCTGGCGAAGCCGGGCAAGGGGGCGGTGCGGGCACTGGCTCAGCCGCTGCGGATGCCCTCGGCGGTGCCGGCGGCGGTTCTGGTACCCCCTGGTATGGCGAACTTGAAGACGAGGATCTCAAGGGCTGGGTCACCAACAAGAACTATGACAGCCCCGCGACGGCCCTGAAATCGGCCCGCGAGCTCGAGCGCCTGGTCGGCACCGAGCGGATCGCGCCGCCAAAGGAAGGCACCGAGCTCAAGGATTGGGACGGCTGGGACAAGGTCGGTGCGCCAAAGGAAGGCGAGGGCGCGAAATACGCCGAGTCGATCAAGCCTGACGATTACCAGCTGCCCGAGGGCATGGAATGGGACCAGGCCTTCATGGACAAGGCGTTCGAGATCGGCGCCGCGAACCGTATCCCGCCGGCGCAATTGAAGCCGCTGGCCGACATGTTCGTCGAACAGCAGGCCGCACAGTTCAAGGCAGCGGCCGAGGCTGACCGGGCCGATCGGGAAGAACTCGACGCGCTGAAAAACAATTGGGGCGCACGGGCCGAGCAGGAACTTACATTCGCCAAGCGGTTCGCGCAGGCCGTGTTCGGGACTGATGCGGACAAGATCATCGGCCTGCTCGCGCTCGAGGGCGGGTCGGCGACGATCGTCAAGAACTTCGCCGCGAGCGGCCGCAAGATGGGCGAGGGCGGGTTCTCGAACCTGTCCGGTACCGGCCTGATGACGGCCGAGTCGGCCCAGCGTGAAATCGCGGCGCTGAACGAGCGCGTCGGCAAGGGCGAGAAGCTGACCGATGCCGATACGAAACGGCGCAGCGAGCTCTATTCGATCGCCTATCCGGGTAAATCGGAATGAGCCCGGAAGAGATTCGCCTCGAATGCCTGAAAGTGGCGATCGGGCAGAACATTGCGCCGAGCGCGGTCGTCGAAAAGGCGATCGAGCTCGAGCATTACATCAACACCGGACAAGCTGGCGGACCGCCGGCCCCGGATGACAGTTCGGAAAGACGAACCGCCAAGCCGGCGAAAAAGGCAAGCACGGCTCCGGCGCGGTCCGGGGAAGCCAGCGGACAATCAGCCAAAGGA